AACACTCACCTGGGATTGATCGACGAACTCCACGCCCACAAAAACCGCCGGGTCTACGACGTCCTCGAGCTCTCTTGTGCGGCCAGAAGCCAGCCGCTGTTGCTGGTCATCACCACCGCCGGCGAGGACCGCACCGGCATCTGCTACGAAGTGCGCAGCCACATCACCAAGATCCTGGACGGCGTGTACGAGGACGACACCAGCTTCGGCATTATCTACACCCTGGACGACCCGGACGAGTGGACGAACGAAGAACTCTGGGTACAGGCCAACCCGAACCTGGGCGTGTCGGTCAAGCTCGACGACATGCGCCGACTGTGCCAGAAAGCGCAGCAGACGCCGGCGGCGGCCAGTGAGTTCAAGCGCAAGCGGCTGGACATCTGGGGCGCGGGAGAAAGTGCCTACTTCAACATGGAAGCCTGGCGGCAGTGCCCGGCACTGGAAGAGGGGCAGCTTCAGGGGTTGCCCTGTTACCTCGGCCTGGACCTGGCCAGCAAGCGCGACATCGCCGCCCTGGTCGCCCTGTTCGCCGACAGTGACCGCCGCTACCACCTGAAAGGGTGGTTTTTTTTGCCCGAGGCGGTGCTGGACCCGCACGCCACCGGAAAGAGCCACCATATCCAGACCCTTTACCAGACCTGGGCGGAGCAGGGCTGGCTGATCCTGACGCCGGGGCAGATCATCGACTACCAGAAGATCCGCCAGACCACCGTGCAGGTGGCGCAGCGCTACGACGCCAAAGAGGTCGCCTTCGACCCCTGGGGCGCGACGCAACTGGCCACACAACTGGCGGAAGAGGACGGCCTGACCCTGGTGGAAGTGCACCAGAGCGTCAAGAACTTCAGTGAAGCCATGAAGGAGACCGAGGCGGTGACCACCGATTTGAGAATCAGCCACGAGCACAGCCCGCTGATGGCCTGGATGATGAGCAATGTCGAAGCGCGTGTGGATCGCAATGACAATGTTTTTCCTAACAAAGCCAGCGCTGACAACAAGATCGACGGCCCGGTGGCCGGCTTCCTGGCCATGAACCGGGCATTGGTGCACCAGGACACGGACTCAGTGTATGACCAAGAAGATCTGCTGGTTCTTTGACTTTGTCGGCATTGCCGGCGCCTTCCTGCTGCTGTTCGGGCTGTACCTGGCCGCCGGGCTGGCGACCCTGCTGGTCGCTACCGGCATCCTGTTAATAGGCTGGGCGCTGTGGATGAGTTTCCTGTTCAGTGAGGACGACCATGACGATCCTGACTAGCCTGTTCCGGGCGAAGCCAATAGCGACGCCACCACCGGACCCGGCGGGCACCCTGGGCGGCAACTTGTCGTTCTTCCTGCCCAACGACGCCGGCGTCACCGTCAACCAGTGGACCGGCCTGCAGATGTCGGCGGTCTATGCCTGCATCCGGCTGTTGTCGGAAACCCTGGCGCAGCTGCCGCTCAATATCCGCCGGAACACGGCCGACGGCTCCGAACTGGCCCGCAGCCACCCGTTGTTCAACATCCTGCACAACGAGCCGAACCCCTGGATGAGCAGCTTTACCTGCCTGTGCACGGTCATGGCCCATGTCTGCGGCTGGGGCAACGGCTACCTGGCCATCATCCGTAACCAGTTGAACGAACCGAGGGCGCTGTTGCCGTTGCTGCCGGACCGGACCTACCCGACCCTGGTGGGCAACGTCCTGAGCTACTGGACGACCATCAACGACCGGCTGCTGGAGCTGTCGCCGAAGGATGTGGTGCACATCCAGGGCTTCAGCTACGACGGCCTGGTCGGGCTGTCACCGATCGCTTTGCACCGGCAGGCCATCGGCCTGGGCCTGGCGGCGGAAAAGTTCGGTGCCAAGATGTACGGCAACGGCAGCCTGCTGTCCGGCGTCCTGAAGCACCCGGGCAAGCTCAAGCGCAAGGCCGAGAAACCCGACGACCCGAGCCCGGTGGAACGGTTAAGAAGGCAGTGGCGGGATCTCTATAGCGGCCTGGAGAACGCCGGGGCGGTGGCGGTGCTGGAAGAGGGCATGGAGTTCCAGAAGGTCGCCATCGACCCGGAAGACGCCCAGTTCATAGAAAGCCGCAAGTTCCAGATTGCCGACATTGCCCGGATTTTTAATATCCCAAGTCACCTCATTAATGATCTGGAGCGTGCCACCTTTGACAATATTTCTGAGCTGTCGCTGAGTTTTTTGCGTTACAGCATGACGCCCTGGATTGTCCGCTGGGAGCAGGAGCTAAACCGCAAGCTGTTCCCCGGCAGCAACACCTGGTTCGTCAAGTTCAACCTGCAGGGCCTGCTGCGTGGCACCTTGAAAGAGCGCTCCGAATACTACAAGACCGCCATTGAGTACGGCTGGCTGTCCCGCAATGAAGTGCGGGAGCTGGAAGACCTGAACAAGGTCGACGGTCTGGATGATTACCTGCGGCCGCTGAATCTCGGAACCGGGCAGGAAAACGACACTGGAACGCCAGAGCCTGAAGAGTAGGTAAACAGCCAGGATCCTTGGGGATTCGGAAGGTCAAAGCCGGATATCCGGCTTTGGTAGTGCACAGGGGAGGGTGGTGGAGGGCCACCGTTCAGGGAGTGGGAGAACTTGAAACACTCCCCTGCGCCAATCCAAGATATCAACCGGTGATTATCCAGGCAAGGGTTAAATACCCGCAGAAGAAACAGGGCACAGGGGTGGACGGTGACCCGCCGCTTCAGGGAATGGCATCGCAAGAATCCCCCTGTGCAGGAAAAGACTATCAACCAGTGTCCGTCATGACAAGCGGGAATATCATGAAAGATCAGAGGCGATGGGCTAATGCCCACCCTTGGTGCTTTCAAGGAGTAGGAGTAAGGATGTCGTCAGACAACGCCTCTGAGCTGCTTCAGGGTACTGATTTGCTCCCTGGATAGCAACAGGTGGGCCTGCAGGCTGGCTTCAATATAGGCCGGCACTTTCCTGTTGCCTGTGCGGTAATCCGAGATCCGGGACTGGGTGACCTTCAGGAACAAAGACGCCTCTTTCTGTTTAGGGACGCCCAGGCGTTCCAGGGCGTCGGCAAAAGCCTGCGGGCTCATAGCGCCAGCCAGTAGCCTATAGCAAGGCAAGTCAGGGACAGGGCAAGGCCGATATAGAACAGTTTCTCAGGTTTCATGGCTTGCTCAGGGTTGTGTTGTTTCATAGTCACTCCGAAGTTTGTAGTATCATTTTATCCCAAGTGGATATTTCTGTAAAGTCCCGCTCCGAAGAGCGGGTATTGTTTAAATCACTTTTATTAACTCCTTAATGACACTCGGTGCGGCGGTTTGTCCTGCGGCGATGATTGAAAACCAGATTAACCATCGCCTTAACTCCTTGCCTTTGATCGCTTTGGCTTCCTCGTTGAGCTTGTTGGCTTCAGCGTAAAGCTTTGCGATTTCGGCCTTTTCTTTCTCGGTCATCGTTACTCCTTTGTCCTTGAAAGCAAGGCTATAATATCTCAATGGGATATTTTTGTCGAGCATTATATCCGCAAAACAGGCGACTTTTTCATGAACGATTCCCGCGAAACCCGCCTCGGCACCATCGAGCTGCGGGACGATGACGGCGAGCAGCGGATATCGGGGTACGCCGCCGTGTTCAACACGCTGTCCGAAAACCTGGGCGGTTTCCGGGAGCAGATCGCGCCGGGGGCGTTTGACCCGGTCATGGACAATGACGTGAGGGCGTTATTCAATCACGAGCCACACCTGATCCTGGGCCGCACCACCGCCGACACCCTGCAGCTGAGCCTGGACGACACCGGCCTGCGCTACACCATCGACCCGCCCGACACCCAGTACGCCCGCGACCTGGTCAAGAGCATCGAGCGCAGGGACGTCACGCAAAGCAGCTTCGCCTTCCGGGTGCAGGACGATAACTGGGATGAGGACGACGATGGACGATTGATAAGAACCATCCGTGAATTCAAGCGGTTATACGACATATCTCCAGTGACTTATCCGGCCTACCCGGACACCACTGTGGCGGCCAGAGCTTATAACTTACGAATACAGGTAGACATTTGCTTCCACTTTGCCAATTACCTTGAACGCACCAATCGCTCTTATGAATTATCCGACCTGATTCCTGCAGGTCTTTTCATACTGTTAAAGAGGAGCAAGAACAATGGATGATGAACTCAAACGCCTGCAGGAACTGCGGGCAAAAATCGCCGCCCAGATGAAGGCGATGCTGGACAAGGCCGAGGAAGAGGATCGGGGCTTTGACGATGAAGAACAGGCCAAGTGGCACAGCATGCGCACCGAACTGGAGGATCTGGAAAAGCGCATCGAGGCCCGCAAGGAATACCTGGAGTTGCGCCAGTCCCTGGACCAGCCTTCCAACATGCCCTGGTCCGAGACCCGGGAATACGAGCTGGACGACTTCGGCAACCCGATGAAGCCGAAGCAATCGCCCGACCAGCGCCAGGATGAGGAGCAGAAATACTTTGACGTGTTTATGCGCCTGCTGCGTTCCGACCAGCCCGGCGTGATTGACCTGACCCAGGAGGAACGCCAGATCCTGCGTGGCCACTTTGTCAAGGAGGAAGTCCGGGCCCAGGGCACTATTCCCAAAAGCAGCGGTGGCTACCTGATCCCGACCCTGCTGCAGAATCGAATCATCGAGGTCATGAAAGACTTCGGCGGCATCTTCGGAGCCGCCACCATCCTTAACACCAGCGGTGGCGAGCCGTTGAACTGGCCGACCAACGACGACACTGAGAACGAAGGTGAACTGGTGGCCGAACACGCCCAGGTCGGCGAGACCGAGCTGGAGTTCGGGCAGAAGGAACTGGGCGCCTACAAATACAGCAGCAAGATTATCCGTGTCAGCATCGAGTTGCTGCAGGACAGCGCCTTCGCCCTGGACAGCTTCATTGTCCGCAAGTTCGGCCAGCGCCTGGGCCGTATCACTTCCCGGCATTTCGCCACCGGCACCGGCAACAACCAGCCCCAGGGACTGGTTACCGCAGCCTCGCCGGGTTACACCGCCGCTAGCGCGACCGACATTACCTACGTCGACCTGCTGCGCCTGAAGCACAGCGTCGACCCGGCCTATCGCAATTCTCGCAGCTGCCGCTGGCTGTTCAACGACAGCGTGCTGCTGCAGTTCAAGGAAATGCTGGACGACAACGGCCGGCCGTTGTGGAAACCAAGTATGGCGGATGGGACACCGGCTCTTATCGACGGCGATCCCTATATCATTGACCAGGGCGTCCCTGACCCGGCCGCCGATGCCACGCCGATGGCCTTTGGCGACCTGTCTGAATATGTGGTGCGGCAGGTCATGGGCTTCACCTTGCACCGTCTTATCGAAAAATTCATTGACTACGGGCAAATCGGCTTCCTGGCCTTTATGCGCACTGACGCCGACCTGATGGACAGCTCCGCCGTCAAGACCCTGAAAATGGCCTCCGGTGGGGCCCCTGAGACCACTTCCGGAAAAAAGCCCAAGTGATGCTTCTGACTGATATCCCCGTCCTGGGAAAGCAGGGTGACCTTGTGTATCTGGTCGCTGAGCGTGCTCGCCGCCTGATAGAGAGCGGCAAGGTGAGGCTGGAGCCACCGGACCAGGAGCTGACGCCATGAAAATCCGTCTGTTAGTGCCGGTCGAGTATCAGGGAAGGCCCTACCGCCAGGGCGCGGTGCTCAATGTCGGGCCACTGGAGGGCGCCAAGTGGGTGCACGACAAGGTCGCCGTGCCCGAACCGGAAACCCCGAAACGGCAGGTCATCCACCCGCCGGAGCAGAGGCGCTGCCATGGCTGAGCCTTTGTTGCCCATTGACCTTGTCAAGACCCACCTGCGGCTGGAGCGGGACGACGAGGACGATTACCTGCAGCTGCTGGCCGACGCCGCCGTCACCCACTTCGAGACCCACACCGGCCGCACCCTGGTGGCCATCGGCACGGACCCGGATAGCCTGGCGGTCGATGAGGTGCCGCTGTACCTGGACATCAGCCAGGGTCTGCTGTTGCTGGTTGGCCACTGGTACGAAAATCGGGAACTGACCAGCGAAAGACCCTTGTCAGAAGCGCCGGCGGCCACCTATGCGCTGTGGGGGCCTTACGTTTTGCACCACCTGGGGGACGTGCCGTGAAACTCGACCAACAGGCCATTACCAACCTGCTGACCCTGGTCGTCTTTATCGCCGCCCTGATCGGCTGGGGCATGAAAATGGAGCGGGACGTCAACGACAACACTGCCAGTGTCGATGCCTTCGAGCAGGTGCAGGCGGTGAAGTGGGAAGCCGTCGAACGGCGGCTGGACAACCTGACCCGGGACATCCACGTGCTGGAAAACCGGCTGAGGCGGGACGAATGAGGGCGGGCAAACTGAGGCACCAGGTGACCTTCCTGAAACCCGCCGATGTTCCCAACGACGCCACCGACTACCCGGGCCAGTGGCTGGCCGTGGCCACCGTCGACGCCGACATCCGGCCGCTGTCGGTGAAGGAGATTGAAGCCGGACAGGGCCTGCTGATGCAGACCGACCGGGCGGTGGAGGTGCGCTGGCGGGAAGACCTGGCCCTGATGGACAACCACTGGCGGGCGCAATCGCCCACCTTCACCCGCGAGGCCCGGATCATCACCGCCGACAACCCGGACTGCCGGAAACGGGCGCTGCGGGTGGTGTGCCGGGAGCAGAACCAGGAGGACAGCCCATGATCAGCACCCGGGTTGATGTCAAGGGCCTACGGGAACTGGACAAACAACTTAGGGAACTGGGCGGACCTGGCAGCCTCGCCGGCGCCAAAGTCATGCGTTCCGCCCTGATGAGCGCCAGCCTGCCGATGTGGCGCGACATGCAGAACCGGGCGCCGGTCTCGAAAGACCCGACACCGAGGAAGCGCAAGTCCCGCAAGGGCGGTGTCGTGGAAATCCGCCCGGGTTTCCTGAAGCACAAGGTGCGCCGACGCTCCTACATCAACCGGACCGGCTTCGGCAACCGCAACATCGGCGGGCGCGGCCTGGTGAAAGTACGCATCGGTGCGTTCGTCCCTTACGCCCTCTATGTTGAGATGGGCACCGAAAAAGCCCCGGCCCAGCCGTTTGTGCGGCCGGCTTTCGACGTGCACTGGCGCGGCACCCTCAGTCGCTTTAAATCCCTGCTGGCCCGGCGTCTGGCTGCGGCCCAGAAACGCCAAATAACCCGATGACCCTGGAAGAAGGCCTGTTTGACCACCTGAGAACCCAATTACCCGCCAGCATCTACGGCCAGCTTCGTGGCGACCGTTTGCCGGCGGTCGTCTACACGCTTGTCTCAAGATCTGCCGAAACCTCCCTCCCCATCGTGGACCAGGTCCGCGAGTCCCGTTACCAGATCGACTGCTACACCCGCAAGTATCTACAGGTCAAGCAACTGGCCCGGAAGGTCATCGACGCCCTGCACCAGCACCGGGGTGCCCTGGGCGATTACCCCATCCAGCTGTGCCTGCTGGAGAACCAGCAGGACGGTTTCGAGGAGAAAGCCACCTTGCACCGGCAGATCCTGTCGTTCGTTATCTACCACAGCCCCTAACAGGAGAGACCACCATGGCCGCATCCACCATCGCCCTGATCGGCGCCGGCACCACTTTGTCCTTTGAGGACCCGGACAACGCCAGCACCTTCCTGGAACTGGTCGAAGCCCGCACCATCGGCGCCATCGGCGAGCAGGGTGAGTTCGTCGAAACCACGCCGATCAAGGCCACCACCCGCACCTACATCCCCGGACTGAGGACGCCCCCGGACAAGGAAATCACCGGCAACGACGTGCCCGCCGACGCCAATCAGGAAAAATTCCTGCAGCTGGCCGCCGACAACGCCACCGTCAACATGAAGGTCGAGCTCAGCAACGGCCGCACCGGCGCCTTTGTGCTGGCGCTCAGTGGCTGGCAGATCAACGAGCCCCAGGGCGGCGAGGCGTTGATGTGGACGGTGTACGGCAAGCAGTCCGGTTCCGTCACCTGGACCATCGCCACGCCCAACGGCGTCCTGCCTGACAACACCAAAGTCACCGACAAGAAGGCTGCATAATGGCGTTAACCTTCCAGGAGCTGTTGGCGCAGCCACCTCTGAAGCAGACCAGCGTAACCCTGCCCGACGGCCGTGACATCACCCTTTATGAACTGCCGGTCTCGGTGCTGGAGCAGGTGCAGCGGGTCGGCCAGCAGAAAGACGACGGCGTCAGCCACCTCATGCACAACGTCACCCGGGTCGTCGCCCACGCCCTGACCGGGCGGCCGCCGACGGAAGAGGAAGTGCAGGATGTGATGGAGACCTTCGGCGCCAGCGCCGTCATGTTCATTTACTACGAGGCGCTGAAGTTCTCGCGGCTGGGGCCGGACGCCCTGGACGAGACAAAAAAGCACTGACCGCCAACCCGCAGCGGCGCTTCCTGTTTGACCTCGCCAGCCGCCTGCACACTACCGTCGGCTGGCTGGAACGGCACCTCGGCTGCGGTGAATACCTGGAATGGCTGGTCTATCTGCAACCGGACAACCCGACCGAAGCGCCAGTATTGAGCGCCGACCGGCAGTACGCCCAGCTCCGGAAGGTTCTGGGCTGAAAAGACTGAGCCCCGCCCACTTTCCTTTCCTGCACACAGGACACGCCCATGGCCACCATGCAAGTCGGCGCACTGGTTGTTGACCTGGTCGCCGAGTCGGCCAAATACGTCGCCGAACTGAAGAAGGCCAACAAGGCCACCACCAACTGGAGCCAAGAGGTCAAGAAGGCCTCCAGCGCCGTCGCCAAAAGCCTGGTCGCTGCCGGGACTGCCGCCGCTGGTGCCCTGGCGGCGATGTACACGGTCACCGCCAGCAGTATTGACGAACAGGCCAAGTTCGCCGACAAAATCGGCGTCACCACCGACGCCCTGGCCGGCCTGCAGCACGCCGGCGAGCTGACCGGCGTCAGCACCAACACCCTGAACCTCGGCCTGCAGCGCATGACCCGCCGGGTCGCCGAGGCCGCCGAGGGCACCGGCACCGCCAGCGCCGCCCTGGAAGAACTGGGGCTGCAAGCCGAACAGCTGAACCAGCTGACCCCGGACGAACAGTTCAAGGCCATCGCCGACGCCATGGGCGAGGTGGAGAACAAGTCCGACAAGCTGCGGCTGGCCTTCAAGCTGTTCGACTCCGAGGGCACCGCCCTGGTCAACACCCTGGACCTGGGCGCGGAAGGGCTGGAGGAGATCACCCGGGAGGCCGAGGCGTTCGGCATCGCCCTGACCCGGGTCGACGCCCAGAAGGTGGAGGACGCGAACGACGCCTTCTACCGGGCCGGCCTGTTGAGCAAGGGCTTTGCCAAGCAGCTGACCGTGGAGCTGGCGCCCATCGTCAAGGGCGTCTCCGAGGAGTTCCTGAACGCCGCCAACGCCGCCGGCGGTATGGGCAACGTCGCTGCCGAGGCCGTCGACCTGATCGTCCAGGGCCTGGACGTGGTTTACGCCGGATTGATGAGCCTGAAGAATGGCTGGAACGTCGTCAAATGGGCGACCATCGAGGCCACCCGCTGGGCGGTGGAAGCGTTAAGGGCGCTGGAATACGACCTGAAGCTGTTCCTCAACATGCTGCCGGGCATTGAGCTGGAACTGTCCGAGAGCCTGGGCCGAACCCTGACGACGCTGCGGGATGAATCGAAGAAGGCTCTGGACGAACTGACCGACAGTTCCTACGAACTGGCGGACCAGCTGGAACGGGTGTGGAACGGCTCCGGAAGAATCAAGGAAATCACCGACGACTGGCGCAGGACGGCGGACGAGACCGCCCGGGCGACAGTGGAGACCAAACAGTACAATGACGCCCTGAGCAATATGTCGGCCGGCCCGGACCCGAAGCAGCTGACCGAGGCGCAGCGACGGGCGCAGGAGACTGCGCTGTTATCGTTACAGCGTGACCTGGGCTACCAGGAACAGGTGATCTGGGAATCCTACCGGCGGCAGGAGGCAATGATCAACAGCCTGGTGCTGACCGAGGAGCAGGTCCGGGCGGCGGGGTTTGAGACCCAGCTGGAGTTGCAGAGGGCGTATTTGGCGAGGGCGACAAAGCAGAGGGATGGTGCTCTGGAGGATTTAAGAAAAAAAGGTGAAAACTTTTTAGAAGCATTTGCAGAGAGTGTAAGGAGTACAACACAAACCTTTCAATCACTCTGGAATACTACGTTTGACCGGTTCGCCAGTGACTTTGGAGACGCTACCGCTGATGCAATTCTTGAGGGTGAGAATTTCGGTGACGCCATGAACCAGGTGGCTAAAGGTTTTGCCCGGTCTATGATTTCCGCCCTTGTCGAGATTGGCACCAAGAAACTGGTATTGATGGCATTGGACAAAATGATTGCTACTTCTGGCGCAGCAAATGACATTTTAAGAGTCACTGGTGATGCCTTATCTGGGGTTGAATTGTCAGCTATCAATGCATTTGCCAGTACGGCGGCAATCCCGATAACAGGCCCAGCACTGGCACCTGCTGCTGCCGCTTCAGCCCGGGCAATCACTATGCCGATGGCTTTGTCGGCTATCGCTGCAGCCAACTCTGGCCTAGCCGGTATCGCCCATGCGGGTATGCAGGATATCCCGGGCGACGGCACCTGGCTGTTAAAAGAGCATGAGCGGGTTTTGTCTGCCAATCAAAACAGGGACTTAACCAACTATCTTCAGAAACAGCAGGAAGTGCCGGTTCAGCAGGTGGTCTATTCCCCCACCATTGTTGTGGAGGCCGGCGCCAGCCAGAACCAGGATCAGGCATTTGCCCAGAAAATCGTCGATGACGTGTATAACCGGCTGATCGTGGATGGGAAGACCAATGGTCCGGTCAGACGAGCCATGAACGGTTAGCTTATTTGTAAGCACGACAGAGGCCTTCACGAGTCATTAGCTTGTCAGTGTCTTTAATAGTGGCTTTTTCGCCATCCATATATTCGATAACAACTTTGTCGATTGTGGCGCAGACTATGTCATGGTTATACCAGACATTTGTCCATATCTTTCTAGTTTTGGCGCTTCCAAATGTTGTTTTAATTGCGTTAGTTCCAAGTGGTTCAATTGGGCCAGTATAGTCAGCACGTTTAGTAGATTGTTTGCTAATGCGATCAACCATACGGTCATCAACTCTGTTATACGGTGTAGCCCAAAAAGTGATGTACTTAATTGTTCGATCAGATGTGTTTAAAAATTCAACATTGAAATTAACGCCGCCAGCAGAATTAGGCCTGGTACTTCCATAGTTGGCAATCAATAAAGGCGTATCGGTTTGGGAATAGGCCACATTGACAGCTTCCTGCCCCCCAAAATGACTGACATCAATACCTTTGCTGGCACACCCCGCCAACACAAACGCCGACAAACACAGCACCAGTAATTTTTTGAACATCAACACACCCCTTGCACACCTGGATCGAACGGTACGGCGGGCGGGAGGTGTCTGCCCGCTGTTCGGGAGCGACCCTAGCCATACCGTGGCGGCATTATACCCCGGCGGCTTTTTGAGTCACCTGATACAGATCAAATTATGAGCGATATTCCCGTCTGGCCCCGCGCCCTGCAGCCCAGTGAGTCGGAGTTCTGGCCCTGGTTCAATACAAAAGTCTTTGAATCGCCGTTCAGCCGCGCCGGCCAGGTGCTGGAGTACCCCGGCTGTGTCTGGAGGGCGCAGCTGGTGTTCCGTAACCTCGACCGCGATCTCCTGCGGCAGATGGAGGTCTTCACCCTGCAGTTGCGCGGCGCCGCCAACCGTGTGCGCCTGGGCGACCCGGTGTTCGACGAGCCCCGGGGCCCGGCTGAAGGCACGCCTTTGGTGGACGGCAGCGGCCAGGACGGTGTGACGCTGCGGATTCTCGGCTGCACGCCGGAGCAGCTGTTCCTGGCCACCGGCGACTATTTCACCGTCGGCGACGAGCTCAAGCGCCTGACCGCCGACGGCATCGCCGACATTGACGGCAAGGTTGACCTGTACTTCGAGCCGCCGCTGCGTTCGTCGCCCGCCAACAGTACGCCGTTGCAGGTGCGCGACAGCTTCTGCCTGATGCGCCTGGACGACGACGAGCAGCTGCGCAGCAAGCGCCGCCCCCTGCACGGCGACATCACCCTGAACTTTACCGAGGCCCTGTACTGATGATTTCCCAGGCTCTGCGTGACGCCCTGGCCGACACCGTGGTGCGGCCGGTGATCGCCACCGCCATCCACTGGCCCGAGGCCGTCACCCGGGTGCACACCGGCGTCGGCGAGCTGGAGCTGGACGGCGAGACCTTCTATGGCGTCGGCAGCCTTGGCGCCGTCTCTTCCGTCCGCCAGCAGTCCGGCGACAGCCCGACGCGTTTGCAACTGTCCCTGACCGGTTTCGACGACAGCCTGCGCGGCGAGGTGCTGCGCGCCAAATACCAGGGCCGGCCAGTAACCGTCTGGCTGGTTGCCCTGGACGCCGGCTACCGGGCGATCGCCAACCAGGTGCTGTGGCGCGGCGCCATTGCCGACGCCCAGGTCAATGTCGGCGACACCAACCAGCTGGAGATTACCGTCAGCAACCGCTTGGAGGACTGGGACAAGAAACGCGCCGACCGCTTCACCGACGAAAGTCAGCAGGCCCGGCACCCCGGCGACCGGCTGTTCCGCTATGTGCCGATCATGGCTGAGTGGCCCATCTACTGGGGCTCTGACAAGCAGGCGACGCCGTTGAGGGACGCGCTGTGAGGAACCACAACTGGCACATCCACCTGGCCCACTTTATCGAGGCCGAACGGGAGCGGCCGTTTGCCTGGGGCCAGCACGACTGCTGCCTGTTCTGCGCCGACGCCGCCGTCATCGTCTGCGGGGTCGACCCGGCCGAGGGCTATCGTGGCAACTACCACGACGAGGCTAGCGCCTACGCCATCCTGCAGGAACTCGGCGCCCGCACCATCGCCGGCGTCTGGTCAAACTGCTTTCTGACGGTGCCGGTCAAAGCCATGCAGCGCGGCGACATCGCTTTGGTGCAACAGAAAGGCTTCGACCACCCCGCCTCGGTGCTGAACTTCGGCGGCCGCCTCTGGGGCATCGCCCCCGGTGACCAGGGCCTGCGTACCCTGCCGCTGTCGAAGGCGCTGCAGGCCTGGAGGGTGGAATAATGCCGCCGCTGATTGTCGGGGTCGCCGCCGTTATCGCCTCCTGGGGCGTCCTGGGTGCGGTCGGGGCTATTGCCCTCGGCATCGCTTCGGCAGCCCTGACCCATGCGGTCACGCCCAAGCCCGACACCCAGGGCACCTCGCCCAGTGACCGCAAGCAGATGGTGCGCGCCAGCAACGCGCCCCTGGTCGGCGCCCAGGGGCTGAACGACATTTCCGGCACCATCTTCTTCGCCGAGGAGGTCAAGGACAACGACCAGCTGCACCTGTGCCTGGCCCTGTGCGGCCACCCGCTGCCGTCCGGGGAGCAAGTCATCTACCGCAGCCGCCGCATCCTGATGGACGACCTGGAGGTGCCCGAGGGTGTGAGCCACGGCGGCAAGGTCTATGTCAGGGTCTACGACGGCAGCCAGGCGTCCATCGACGACATCGAGCCGCGCCTGAAAAACTGCTACAGCTGGCAGAGCGACATGGTCGGCCGGGGTATCTGCTTCGCCCACATTCATTTGAAATTTGATGCTGAGCTGTTCCCGTCCGGACTGCCGAACTTCCGCTTCCTGATCGACACCGAGGACGACAGCGCCCGGGAGGATGAGGAGCCGCAATCACGGCTGGCCAGCGACGCCCTGCTGTATTACCTGGTGGAGGTGTTCGGCGCAGCGCCCGAGGAGATCAACACCGACGCCTTTGCGCAGGCCCGGGCCATCTGCGCCGAGACTGTCATCAACAGCCAGGGTGAGCCGGAACCGCGCTACACCTGCAACGGCTGCTGGGACTACAGCGAGACCCACAAGAACGTCATCAACAAGATCCTGCAGACCTGCGCCGGCGAGCTGGAGTACACCGAGGGGCAATTCGGCCTGCGCGCCGGGGCCTACCACGGGCCGCCGGACTTCACCCTGACCGGGGCCGACATCATAGGCGACATCCAGGCGCAGCCGATGCCGGAGCGCCGGGAACTGGCCAATGTCGTCAACGGCACCCACGTCTCGCCCCTGCACGACTACCAGACCGTCGACTTCCCCGAGGTGCGCTCGGAGCAGTGGATTGCCGAGGACGGCGAGGAACTGAACGATGACTACAGCCTGGAGTTTGTCCATTCCAGCTACCAGGCCCAGCGCCTGGCCAGTCTGCAACTGAACCGTTCGCGCCTGAGCACGGTGACCGTGCCCTGCAACCTGCGCGGCTATGAATGCGGCCTGGGTCGCCATATTCGCCTGGACGCGCCCATGCTCGGTTACGACAACATGGAGTTCGTGGTGGAGGGCTGGGAATTCGCCCACGACAACGGCGTCAGCCTGATGCTGCGCCAGGATTACCCGGAACTGTGGGATGACTACATCGGCAAGGCGCCAGTACCGCCGCCGGGCACCAGCCTGCCGGACCCGCGCGAGTGCCTGCCGGTGGAGAACCTGCGTTACAGCGAACGGCAGGTCAATAATGTCTGGGAGAGTCGCCTGGACTGGAGCCACCGGGCGCCGGGCGCCATCCGTGAGTACCGCATCCAGGTCTATAAAGGCGATGAGGCCAACCCGGAGTCCATCAGCGCCGAGTACACCAGCCGCGAGCCACGCTGCCTGTTCCAGCTGCCGGAACCCGACCGGCATATGGCCGAGGTGCGGGCGGTCAACACCTTTGGTGTGCTGTCGTCGCCGGTGGCGGTGTATTTCTATGTCAGCATCCCGGAGGTGGTGGTGACCACGGTGACGGTGGAAGAAGTCGACAACAGCGTTTTCCCCTGCCGCGCCTATGTCACCTGGCGAACCCAGGGCGACGATCAGTACCCGCCGGAGAGTGTGCAGTACGATTGTGAGTGCCAGCACGAGGGCAACGACTGGCGACCGGGCGGCACCGGTCTGACCAAGAGCCGCTGGCTGGAAGGGCTGGACGCCGGCGAGTATGAAACCCGGGTGCGGGCGAAGACGCCGATGAACACCGTCAGCGCCTGGCAGTCGACCCACTTCAGCGTTGTCATTGCCGAGACGCCCCAGAACCTGACCTTCACCCCGCAGAACAGCAGCGCCTACTGGGGCAAGCTGAGCTGGAGCGGCGCCGGGGTCAGCTGGGAGGTGGGGGTGCGCCAGGGCGATGCCGTCCGTTTTGCCATCAGCGTCAGCACCCGGGCGATCTACCTGGAATGGCAGCCGCCGGGTGAGTACACCCTGCGGGTACGGGCCATCGCTGGCCAGAGCCTCTCGGCCTGGTCCAGCCGCAACGCCACCGTCGACCAACTCATGGCACCAACAGACCTGGTCTATGAACCCCAGCCCGGCAACCCGGCCAGCGGCGGTGTGCTGAGCTGGACACCGGTGGATTTCCGTACCGAGTTCCATGAGATTGAGGTGCGGCTGGACGGCGAGCCGGTGTTCGGCGCCACCGACGCCGGTGCTTTCCAGACCTTGCCGGCGCTGATTCCCGGCAGCTACCAGGGCCGGGTGCGGGCGATCTGGCGGCAGGCGTTCTCCAACTGGGCGACGGTCAATTTCAGCATTACCGAAGCCATCGACACGCCCTCCGACCTGGCCGTTGACCCGCCCTCCGACCCCAGCTACCAGGGCACATTCCGCTGGTCCGGGATCGCCAACAGCTTCGGCGTGCGGGTGCGGCAGACCGCCCAGACCCTGATCGACACCACGGTGCTGGCCAACAACTACCGGCTGCCGCTGCTGCCGGTGGGCAGTTACAGCGCCGAGGTGAGGGCGCTGGGCACCTTCAGCGATTCACCCTGGGCAACAACCCCACTGGTGGTCGACCCGCCGCAGCCACCCACCGACCTGACCTTTACCGAGACCCCGGCCAACGCCGCCAGCTATGGCCTGCTGGAATGGCAGCCGTCACCGTCGGCGGGTGTCTCCGGCTACCTGGTGACCATCGTCGAGGACAACGGCGCCGAGATTGTCACCACCCAGACCGTCACTACCCGTTACCCGGTCGGCAACCTGCCGGTCGGGCCTTACATTGCCCGGGTCCGGGCATTGAGCCTGCAGGGCCAGAGTGAGAGCAGCCCGGCGGAACAGGCGTTCACGGTGTCGTCATTGGTCAGCCCGAAAAACCTCAACTATGAGGAATCCCTGGTCGATGCCGGCACCGGCCTGACCACCCGGGTGGTGTTCCGCTGGGAAGCCGGCGACCCCCGCACCCAGAGCTACGACGTGGAATACCGGGACGTGGAGGTGGCCATCTGGACCGGGCTCTACTCCGGCCCTTCCGCCACTGCCACGGTCAACGGCCTGGCCGCCGGCGACTACTGGTTCCGGGTCCGGGCGCTCAGTTACGCCGACAGCTCCGGCTGGTCCCAGCTGGGCGTCCACGTCAAGGGCTTCAACCAGCCGCCGGCCGATGTCGAGAATCTGCAACTGCGGGCTCTGGGTGGGCAGCAGGCCTTGCTGACCTGGGACCAGGTGAATTCCCCCGATGTCATCAACGGCGGCTCCGTCCATGTCCGCCACACCTACCTGACCGGCCCGGCGGCGGTGTGGGAGGCGGCGGTGCCCCTGACCGAGCGGCTGCCCGGCAACACCACCTTTTTCAGCGTGCCGCTGCTGTCCGGCACTTATTTTGTCAAGGCGGTCAACGCCAACGGCTACTGGTCGGAGCAGGCCGCCAGCGTCGTCTCCACCATGGGCAACCTGCTGGGCTACCAGCGGGTGGTGGAACGTGTCGAGCCGAAAGACTGGCCCGGCGAGAAGAACAAGGCGACGGTGGACCCGGGCGGCTCTTTGTCGTTTTCCGAAGACGACAGCAACAGCGACCCGCCGTATTACATCATGGCCGAGCCACTGGACCTGAACGCCCTGCTGACCGTGCGGCTGTACCTGGAGTGCGACGGCTCCGTCTATGAAAAGGACACCATCGATGAGCGCACCGAGCCCATGGACAGTTGGCCGATGTTCGACGGCGTCGAGCCCGGCGGCACTTCTTTGCAGTACCACGTCAGCCAGACCGACGACGACCCCGATGACGCCGACGCCCAGTGGTCGGACTGGACCCAGTTCTTGGTCGGCGAGTTCCGGGCCCGGGCCTTCCGGTTGCGCGTCACCCTGGTGACCCCGAGCGTGGCCGCAGCTGGCACCGTCAACAACCTGAAGCTGGTCGCCGATGTACCGAACCGCAATGAAAGCGCCCGCAACCTGGACGCCCCGGCCAGCGGCCTGCAGGTGACCTACGCCACGCCGTTCCTGGCGCCCGCCGTCATTGGCGTCACCCTGCACGGCGCAACGACCGGCGATTATTGGGACTTCCCCGACAGCGACGAGACTGGCTTCCGCATCCAGTTCTACAACCGCGACGGGCAGGGCATCGCTGCCACCTTCGATTACCTGGCCACTTCCTACGGTGAGCAATAATGGAGACAACGTCAAACGAGAGCCCGAGCCCGGCCGCCCAGGCGCCGGACTTTTATATTGAGAACCAGCCCGGGGCGCCGTTCCGGGCGGAGCTGAACACCATCATCGCCGCGCTGGTCTCCTCCAACGCCGGCAGCAGTGAGCCGGACAATCCCCAGGCCGGTATGCTGTGGCTGGACACCTCGGCCACACCCTGGACCCTGTACCGCCGCAACGCCGACAACACCGCCTGGATTCAGCAGTACGACGCCGCCAACAAACCCACCAAAGGCGACGTTGGCCTCGGCAGCGTACCCAACTACCCGGCCACGGACTCGATCACCGACGGCTCGTCCAGCAAGTTCGCCACCGCCAAAGCCGTCAAGACCCTGAACGACAACAAGCTGGAGAAGACCGGCATCGCCGCCGATTCCGCCAAACTGGGTAACGTCGGCGCCAGCAGCTACGCCCTGCAGAGTGGTGACTACTCCGGCCTGCGCGCCCGCGCCACCACCAAGGCCGATGTCGGCCTGGGCAATGTGCCGAACTACGGCATCAGCGACAGCACCGGCAGCAACAGCTCGACCACCTTCGCCAGCTCCAAGGCCGTCTATGACCTGAACCAGGCCAAGCTGGGCAAGAGCGAACAGGCGGCGGATGCGGCGAAGCTGGGTGGCAAAGCGCCATCAAGCTACGCCAACAGCACCCACAGCCACGGCGCTGGCGACCTGCCTACAGGCTCGACCAGCCAGAAGGGTCTGGTGCAACTAAACGACAGCACCGGCAGCTCCAGCACCACCCTGGCGGCCACCGCTAACGCCGTGCGCAAAGCCAAGGCCGAGGCCATCGCTTCCGGCGTGCCTTCGGGCTGCATTATCCTGTTCGCCGGCACCGTGGCGCAGATCCCGTCAGGCTGGCAGTTGTGCAACGGCAGCGGCGAGACCAGCAACGGCATCAAAGTCCCGGATCTGAGGAACCGGTTTGTCATCGGCGCCGGTTCCACGTACAACCCCGGCAACACCGGCGGTGCGACCAGCGCCACGACCAGCAGTTCTGGCAACCACAGCCACAGTATTACCGTGAACTCCGGCGGCTCGCACTCTCATACGGTGACGGTGAATTCGACGACGTTGTCTGAAAATCAGATCGCATCCCATAGACATAAGCTGGACATCCGGGGGGATGACCGTGGTAATGCGGTTGCTATTGGCAAAGGGCAAAGAAATCAAAACATGGTTGTTCCAGACAGTGATAACCATACGGCTGGAGGTTCAGGCTCCCACACCCACAGCGCCAGCAGCAACAGCACTGGCAGCCATGGCCACACCGCCAGCAGCAACACCACCGGCAACCACACCCACACGGTCAATACCCTGCCGCCGTATTACGCCCTGTGCTACATCATCAAGCTCTGAGACTGTTAAGGAACACCACCATGCGACTGACCATTGTGCAGCCCGACCGGCTGACTTTGATAGACGGCGTGCCACAGCACTTTGACCTGCAGAAGTTTGGTGTACCGCCCAACTTGCATGCGTTGCAGTGGAACAATAAGGAAGGGCATATCGAATACAGCAACGAGCCAAACGAAACGATTACCGTCCTGCCACAATGGACGACAGCCGTCATCGAAGAGCACCAGCGGTTGACAGAGGCACAGCGGCAGGAACAGGAAAAAGAGGCAAGGGCGGCCATCTATATTGGCAACGGCCAGGCCCGGCAGGAACGAATTGAACGACAACAGGCCGTGACTCTGGAACAGCGGGTCACCAAACTGGAAACCTCTCTCTCAACACAAGGATCACTCTAATGGCGCGCATGACCTACAACACCCAGACCCCGTTCGGCCAGCTGATCAGCGAGGCCATTGACCAGATCCAGGGCGCGACGCTGAAGGTCAACCGTTCCTCCATGGCTATCTCCAACATGAGCAGCGAGGAAGCAGAGGCCGAGATCGGTGTGCCGCCATCGGACTTCACCAACTTCAGAAACCGCCTGAACGACATTCGGGCGACGCTGGAAGATGAGAGTTTCAGGGGATTGCTGGTGTTGTTTGACCAGGGATAAAGGGCGAGTGTGCTTTATGAAGAGCGGGTACCTTTCCAGTCCATACACAATCGCGCCCGCACAAAGCAGTCCTTCGCCTCCAGCAGCTTCCTCAGTCCCGCCGTCTTCTCCGCGCTGTCCGGCAGTTGTTCGTTCATGTCTTCCGCCAGGATACAGACAGACTTGCTGACGTCCTGCAGCTCCCTGGGCAGGTGGTCGTACTGGAAGAATTTCAGGATGGGGTTGTTCATGTTTCACCTCTGCCGATAAATCGGGGTCATCTTGCCGCAGTGCAGGCACTTGCATTTTAATTTTTCCGCCACCTGGTTGGCCGTATCGTTCAACTCCTTCAGGCGCATGTAGTACCGGTGCTCTTTGTCGCAGAGCTGGTCCAGCACCCACATCGGGTTGAGGGTCTCGCCGCAGAGCTTGCATTCCACCGTGTTCAGGGAGTCGTCCACGACAACCTGTCTGTGCCAGCACTTTTTATTCCACACCTTGTTCAGCACTGTTTTGCTGACCAGGCTGGGCTCAGGGAAGTCAATGATCATGGCTCTGGTCCAGTACTCCGGTTAATGTGAGAAGTGTCAGTCGTCAGCAACAGGTTGTCTCTTTCTCAAAGCAGGATTTCCGGCTTCCAGTTTGTCGCCAGTCTTGCCAAGGGCTTTCATCACCACAGGCGACGCAAGTGGTGGTCTCTGGTTTCATGAATACGCCGCCTGCCGTTTGATCACCTTCCTCAACCTCGCCTCCAGCGCCCGCAGCACCGTCTTCCTCTTGTAATGCCCGCCTTCGTGTTTGATCAACGCCTCCAGTAACATCGGGTCATCTATGTGGCGGATCGCCTGCAGCGCCTCTTCGGCGTTGCCGCCGAGTATTTGCCATTCCCGGCTAAGATTCTGTCGCATAGGTCTCTCCCAACCTGTCGGAATTGCCGTTGGTCAGCCGCCAGCAGGGATATTTGCCCTCCGGCAAAAATGCCGTGGCAACGGTGCGCGCCCTGTGTCGCACCCGCGACAAGGTGCGGCAACAGATGCCGAGCCGGTGGCACTTGAGGCTGTCAGTACCGGGCGTGCCGTACAGGTAAGCGAGCAGGGTGGTGCGGTAACTGCCCAGGGTGCAGACCAGGGCGCTGTCCAGCGCCGACAGCTGGCTGTGGATACGGCCGGACCAGAGTATCCGCGTGCCGTTGTGACGGGTGCTGGCCGGGTCGAGAAAACGGCTGATGGCGCTGTCGCCGGTGCCGCAATAAATCTCGTAACAGACCCGCCAGCTGGCCCAGGCTTCCAGCAGGGTGTCGGTACGGTCAGGCCGCCGGCGCATGCAAACGCTCCCGTTGCAGGTCGGCGACAATGTCCGAGAGAAAACCGAACACCTTGTCAACATAGACCTGGTTACGGTATCGGCCGTCTCCGCCCTTGCGCGGCGAGCCCTGGTTGTAGGCCGACACCACGCCCGGCCAGCCGTGTTCGTCGTGGTGCTTGCCTTTCAGCCACTGCAGCTGCCGGCAGCCCCAGTAAATGCCCTCATCGGCGCTGCACAGTTCCGGAAATGGGCCGTCAAAGCCGCGCTCCCGGGCCACCGCGCCCATCACCTGCATCGGCCCCCAGCTGGCCTTCTGCCCGGCCCACTCACTGTCGACGCTGCAGACCAGCAGGTCGCAGTCAAAGTCTTCGGGCGAACAGGCCCGGGCCACTTCTTCATGGCTGAGCTGGCGGAAGGCGCAGTGTTTGCCGACGTCCCAGAGGTAGCGGTAAGCCGGTTCCGACCGGAAAGCGTGGACATCGCCGCCGCTCTCCACCTCAACGATCGCCAGCACCAGCACCCAGGGCAGGTCACAGCGCAGCGCGTGGTCTTTCAGTGTGTACATCATCAGTTGCTGTTGCGTCATGGGTCACCTCCAGGCCGAAGCCGTCCGGGTGGACCAGGTAGTGGCAGAACAGGGCGGCGCTTAACGTCAGGCAGCCGGCGACGTCGTCCAGGGCGAAACCCTGCTGCAAATGCAGCATCACCCGCCAGTCCTGGTGGTCCTTGCGCCAGGCGAGCACCGGCTGCTTGCCAAACCGTCGGGCATTGGCCACCGCCGATTGCCACCACAAGGCAATCTCCGCGTCACCGGGCCACTGGCTGCGGCGCTTGATTTCAATCGACCAGTGATCATGGCCGAGGCAGTCGTCGCCGCCGTCGCGGGGCTGCGACAAATTGCGCGACAGCCGCACTTTACCGCCGGTCAGGCGCGCCACCGCCCTGATAAACTCGCGCTCGCCGCGCGCACCCTTGTCGCGGCTAAAACGGCCCATAATCGTCTCCATGGGCGAACACCCATTTCGGTTTGATGCCAGGGCTGGGCATAGACGGCAGTTCCGTGATGACATGGCCATGGTCCAGCCAGTCCTGGGTATCGTTGCGGATCTTCAATTTCTGTTGGGGCTTAGACAGTCGCCCAAGCCCGCGCGCCTTCGGCGGGCTGATGGTGAAGCAGCTGTCGGAATAGCGTTCGGTCATGTTGACCTCCCGGCCGGGTGATTCCGGCCTGTGGGTTGGTTATGCTTTACGGGTCTGATGACGACCCGTTCCGGGTTGTGTTAGACTGGCCTCGCTTCTCCCGAATGGCTTGAATACCATCTAGGGCGAGGCCATTCCTCGTATGTTCGGGACGTTGCCGCTGAGTCGGGCGTCCTGTGGATACAACACCATTACTCACTTCGGTGAGGTTGCCGGGTGAGTAGTTTCAGGACTGATCGACCCGACAACGGAAAGCAGCAGGGGGTACCTAGAGCCTATTCAAACGCCCGGCACCTCCCTATCTTTCATCTCCCTATTTCACCTCCTGTTTGTTCACTGCATTTTCATTGGCCATGTCAAACCAGAGCTCTATATGGTTAATTACCATGGACAGTTTTTGGCTCGAGTTGATTTCGATGCCCGATTCCCTGATCAGGTTCACCAGGGTTCTGGCGTCTTCACGAATAACGGCAAACCGGTCATCGGCGCTGCCAGTGCAATAAGGATGGTCTTTCATAGCGACCCTCCTGCTAAATACTGGTTCACAAGTTGTCTGCCTGCGGCAGTCAAACCGTACGATTGAATCACCTTGCCACGTTTGGGCTTGATTGGCGTGTGTTCAATCAATGGAGGAATATGGTGCAGAAGGGTTTCAAGGGCAGGTTGTAGTTCTTCGGCCTGAATTTTTTTATGGAACCATTCATAAATCTGGGTGCGGATGCAACGTCCATGCTTTTCGTTGATGCGATGAATGGCCAGCAATACTCTCTCAGCCACATCGTGGATAAAGCGTGCCCGATGTTGTTCCTTGAACCGGTTGAAGATGTAGACCACGCTTTTGCGGCTGTACTCACACCAGGCCAAGGCGTATTGGATGTCGTTCGTCTGGATTTCACGACGGCTTCCCAGTAATGCAAACAGCGATGCCAGTATCAGGGCATGCAGTCGATGTCGGCGTGTCAGGATCAGGACCGTTTCACAGTCGGCGCCATTCATCAGATTGTCGTAGGCTGTTTCCCAGAGGGTTCGTGCTTCCGGATTCATGCTCATGGGAGAAGACAATCCCGGCACCTTTCGCCAGTGGGTCTCGTGGCTTAGTTTTCGGGCAAACAGCACCCGGTCAGCCAGGGACTGGGCGACCTGGTCAATGACTTTGTCGGGTATGGGTTCGGGAAAGGCGACATTTTTTTCCGGTTGCTGCCACAAAATAAGAAACCGGTTGAGCATGCCGTTGTAAACCATCATGCTGGACTGGTCATGGCTGGTCAGTTCCCGGGCGGTGATGTTGGCCAACAAGCAGACATACGGGTTGGAGACCCGGACCTTGTCGCGCTTGGTCAGTGGCTTTATGTCAACACCATCGTAGGCGTTACGCAGCACCATGCAGATGATGTTGCCGGTGCGCTGGCTCATGGACAAGGTGTTGGAGAACTCCGGCTCGATGACCAGAATACGCTTGTCCGGCACCGGTTCGGCCTTGTCGTCGTCTTCACCGTCATTCAGTGCAGCGGCCAGGCCTTCACCGCTGCTGAGGCCGCCGGTATGGACCTTCAACAATGGGTACTGGGAAATGCCGTCGCTTTTTCCTGCCTGGAACTGGTTGTCCAGATCCAGCGCGAGGTACTCTTCGACACGCCGGAACAGGCGGCTGGGCCCATGGTTGCTGGAACCTTTGCCTAACCCTGTCGGACCTACCATCAACACGAATTCATTCAACAGACGACGTTCATCGCCGATAGGCAGGTAGACCATTGGGCCAATCAGTGTCGTGAACCGCACCAATACATTGATGGCCACGGCTACGGGTACTGCTTCGGAATGGGCGCAGCAGTGTTCCACCACGCCCTTAAGGAAGCCCGGGAACATGTCATCGGTGGGTTTAGGGGGCGTTCGGGTCAGGTCCGGGTCTTTCTCTTCTATTGGAATCGACCGCAACCGTTCTGTGGCCAGATCGATGGCGTTACCGATCCCGGGAGCGTCCAGGGTTACACCCTGGGTGTGCACAACAGTCTCCCATTGTCCGCTGTCATCGTTCATGGTCGTGGCCGACGGATGATCAGGTCGGTGGAAGGCCAATGACGGATGACCACTTCCCGGGCCTGATGCTCGCACAGCACGGCGATCAACGTGCTTTCTTGCTGGTCGGTGATCGGGCAGTAGACGATCACTGACAGAGAACAGTCGGCCACTGGCCAGAAATACATTGCGGCATCGGCCGGGTCGGGCAGGCACAGGAAACAGTGCAAACCTCTGGAAAGCATGTCTTTTGCTTCAATCCAGCAGTCTGGCTCGCCCACAAACAATAGGACGACACGTAATCCTGAGACGACCAGTTGCCAGCCATAGGGCGGTAATTGACAATACATGTCGGTTATCCAGTTAAGGGAAGGCATCAGGCCGATGCGTGGAGGGGGAATACCTTGGTTGGGCAGATGTTATTCAATATGCACCAGTGCAAAATCTTGCGAGCGTTGTGGTTGCCGATGTTGCGTTCCAGCCGGGCCAGCACTGGAGCCTGAATGCCTATCTCGTTGGCCAGCTGGGATTGGGTCATCTGGCGGGCATGGCGGTACTCGTAGAGGAATTTATTTCGGGTCATGATCGTGACTCCTGTTGTCGGAGGTGTTTTATATTTAGTTTCTGAAAATGTTTTTTGCAAATATTTTTTTTTCTTCCATGCTGAATCTGGATTTCAAATTAGCTAAGGTTTGATATATGGGATGGCGAGATCGCGTATTACAGCGAATAGACGAGTGTGGTTACCGTACCCGGAATGAGTTATGCCATAAAGCCGGGCTGTCCGCCGGCTCTCTGAACATGGCGTTGGCGGGTACTCATGATTTGAAAATGGCGACAATAGAAAAACTGGCTGTGGCCTTGAATACTACAAGCAAGTGGATCTTGTTTGGCGACGAAATTGTGGAAGCCAGACGGGTTCCGCTCTTTAGATCAGGTGTTGAAGTGTCTAATTTTTTAGAGGACGCGACAAAAGAGGTGCAGTCTGTCAATTATGAAATGGTGGAGGTAGGAGCAAGTCTAAGAGTATCCAAATATGCATTCGCCTGGGAACATTGGACAATGGACATGGAGCCCGTGTTCCGTAGTGGTGACATACTTATCGTAGAGCCAGTTGAAGAATATTCCAAAAAGAGAACGGGTGCTACTACGTATATTTTGGTGGGGAAAAAGCGCAAAGGTGCCCCAGGCTCAGAATTGTACGGTTGCTGTTTTGTGCGCAAATTGTCTTATATCGCAGACAAAGCATACTTTGAATCAACTCAACCTAATTTATATTCGCCGATACAGTGGGATAATTCACTCCTTTTTCGTGATGACTCTAGAGATACTACAGACCTTGTGGGAGTTGTGGTGCAGAGAATAACCACTTTCCATAACCCTGAAATCTTGCCTTGATTCGTTTGTTCTGCGATTGTTGTTCGATTTGCTCTTTTCTTAGTCTTGCAAGGGATTGCATTGATTTCGTTGTTATTCGCCAAGGTTTATTAAAAAAACAGCTGTTTTTATAATCGTTCAGTTCTGAAAACAGAGTTTTATTATTCTATTTTAAATTATTTCTTGACGTGCGAAAACTGAAAACTACATTAAAAAACATTTCACTTAATGAGTAACTCTCATGTTATCTGAACAACCGGCCAGCCCTTCCGCCGGTCGCCTGTCCCTGCAAAGCATCACCACCCCGTCGTCCATCCAGCCCCCCAGAATCCTGATCCACGGAGAGGCCGGTGTCGGCAAGACCACCTTTGCCAGCCTGTTCGAGAACCCGGTGTTCCTGCCCACCGAAGATGGTTTCGGTGCGCTGAAAGTGAAAGCCTTCCCGTTGCTGACCCGTTTTGACGAAGTGATCCAGGCGCTGGACGCGCTGATCCACGAACCGCACGACTACCAGACACTGGTCGTCGACAGCATCGACCAGCTGGAGCCGCTGGTGTGGGACCAGACCTGCCGCGAGCACCGGGTGACCAGCATTGAGAAGTTTGGCTACGGCAAGGGCTACACCGAAGCGTTGTTCTACTGGCGGTTGGTGCTGGAGCGGATTCACCGTTGTCGCCACAAGCGCAATATGTGTGTCGTGCTGATCGCCCACAGTGAGATCCGCCGGTTCGAGGCGCCGGACAGCGAAGCCTTTGACCGTTACCAGATCAAGCTGCACAAACGCGCCTCCGAGCTGGTGCTGGAATACTGTGACTGTGTCTTTTTCTGCCAGCTCGAGGTGCTGCTCAGCAAGGAGGACAAGGGCTTCGGCAAGACCCGCACCCGCGCCATGAGCAGCGGCGAGCGGGTGCTCTACACCGAACCGCGCCCGGCCTTCGTCGCCAAGAACCGCTATCACCTGCCTTTCCGGCTGCCATTGAGCTGGGCCGCCTACAACGAAGCGCTGGCCCAGTCCTTCAACCCCGCCTGATTCTTCCTGCAGAGGTATCCCATGTATCAGGAAATGTACGACCTGCCATTTCGCGCCAGCGATTACGAACCGTCCGAGGGTTTCACCCCGGTGCCTGCGGGCGACTACCAGGTCATGGTCGTTGACGCCAACATCGACCTGACCCGTAACCAGGAAAGTCATTTGTTCAAGGTCACTTACCAGGTTACCGAGGGTGAGTTCGTCAACCGCAAGCTCTGGAGTCAGCACAACATTGATCACCGCAATCCGGAGGCGCAGAACATCGCCCGTCGTGAGGTCAGTGCCCTGGCTCATGCCATTAACCGTCCTGACGCTGAGCGCATGCAGGATTACCTGCACGGCCGTTGCCAGGTGTCGGTGGTGATCCGTCAGGACGAAGGCTATGACCCGAAGAACGTCATCAAGGGCTGGAAGACCGTGGACGGCCAGAAGCCGAAACGGAGGGCCGAGTTTCGAAACGATGACACCGGGCAGGAGCGACACCGACCTGTTCCTGGAACGGCAGAAACGGGAGCGGCTGCAGGCCTGGAAGGACAAACACCGGCACAGGCTCGCGCCTGGGAAAGGCCGCAGGGCGAGCCAGTGACCGCCCGGACGGCGAGTAACCAGCCGCCCGCAAGGGCAGTACCTAACCTTCCGGACGGCGAGAAACTGACCGGTACAGAGACTACAGGCAAAGCCTACAAAACAGAGAGCACATCAATAGATTCTGAAATACAACGGCGTGAGCGTATTCAGGATTTATCCCGGGAAGCATTAGGTATTCCTGAATCGACTGATAATGATCAGGAGGTTTATCGGATGGCCCTGGAATCCATCCAAAACAGTCGGACCCTGGCGGAACTGAAACAGACGGGGAAAGACCTTGAAGATAAGGTTCATCCGGATCTGGCGGGTGAGCTTCGGCAACATTTCATGGATCGTATGATGATCCTGGATGAGTAGTGTCATGAAAACCGTAATCCCATTTCTCACTCCTGAATTACTGCCCTTTCACCCGGTCGCCGACCTGTTTCCAATGATGCAGGGCGATGAGTTTGACGACCTGGTGGCGGATATTCAACAACACGGCCTTTGTGAGCCTATATGGCTGTATGAAGGAAAGATCCTGGACGGGCGCAATCGTTTGCTGGCGTGCCAGGAAGCCGGTGTTAAACCGGTTTTTCAAAAGTACGAGGGCAATGACCCGAGAAGTTTTTCGGTCTCGCTGAATATGCGCAGACGTCATTTGAGCAACGATCAGCGCAAAGCCATAGCGGCAGAGCTGGCCAATATCGAAGATGGTGATAAAGCCCCTTTTTTGGGAAACCAATATAAAAAAGGTGTTGATTATAATGATTTCGAGGGGTCGGCAATTTTGCCGCCCCCTCGAATCAGTAATAAAAAAGCTTCTGAAATAATGCAAGTGTCAGAAAGAAGCCTTCGACAAGCAAAGCAAATTAAAAAAAACCTTCTACCGGAACTCTATGACAAGGTAAAAGCCGGCAAACTGAAATTGCCCTTGGCAAAGGAAATCTCGACCTTTCCCGAAGAAGCTCAAAGCCTGTTAGTGGAACTCAATGAAAAAGCTACCTTACAGGCTTCTAAAGCCATACGCCAGCGACAGGCTGAGGAGCGGCGTCAGGAGCGGATCGCCCGGCTAAATGAACAGATCCGGCATAATGTCGAACTGGACACCCGCCAGCAGTATCCGGTGATCTATGCCGACCCACCCTGGGCCTATGAACACTGCGTATCGGACAGCCGTCATTTGGACAACCAGTACCCGACTCTGGATCTGGAAGCGATCAAGGCCTTGCCTGTCAGCGAACTGGCAAGCCCGGACAGCGTCCTGTTCCTGTGGGTCACTTCCCCCAAGGTGCCGGAAGGCATGGCCGTGCTCGAGGCCTGGAACTTCACCTACAAGACCTGCGCCGTCTGGGATAAGGAGCGGATAGGCATGGGCTACTGGTTCCGGCAGCAGTCTGAACTGCTGATGGTGGGTACACGGGGCACTATTCCTCCACCAAGGCCGGAGTGCCGGCCGCCGTCCGTGATCCGGTCTCCCCGTAAACAGCACAGCTGCAAGCCTGAACGGGTTTACGAGATCATTGAAGCCATGTATCCGGAACTCCCCCGAATTGAGCTGTTCGCCCGACAAAGGAGGGAAGGCTGGTCAGCCTTCGGTAATGAAAGTGACCGTGCATAATTTCAGTGTCAGCCTTAACCGATCCCTGGATATTCAGAGAGAGCCGTTCTGGCTTCAGGTTTATGAGTCCTTTTTTGGCAAGGGAGTTACCTTGATCAGTAATGAAGTCGACGGTCCCGGGCAACGGCTGGGAGCGGATCGGGTGATTGTCTTGCCGGGATCGACTGCCTGTATCCGTATCGACGAGAAAGTCCGTCACAAATCTTATCCTGACATTCTTCTGGAGTATCTGTCGTCTAAAGAACAGAACAAGCCTGGTTGGGTCTGCAAACCATTATTGGCTGACTATATCGCTTACGTTAACCTGCCCATGGAGGTTTGCCATTTGCTATCAGTCCATACCTTGCAACGTGCCTGGCGTTTATATGGTGAACAGTGGAAAAAACAGTACGAAGATGTTGTCGCAGACAATGAAACTTACCACACGATTTCCACCCCGGTTCCTGTGAACGTATTGCGTAAGGCTATGGATCGGGTTATGCGTATTCCGTTCTTTCGCAATATTGATCAAAAGGATAAGTTTACTGTGATCGACGGTGGCAAGAAGAAATGAGGCCAAAGAAATCCGGCCAGGGAGGTCTGGCGATGTTTCAATTTTAATAGGAGGTCAATTATGACGGATTATTCTGTTCAGGCAGATTACGTCAATCTGAAATATCAGGTTCAAAAGGATGGAAAGTATGTGGACATCAAGCTGCCTGCAAAGTTACAGGCAGCCATGATTCAGCGCGTCGTTGATGATACAAATGAAACCATCAGGCAGGCTCTGGAATCTCGGATGTCTGACGCGCCGCCAGGGCTTGTAGCGTTGCTCCAGTAATTTTCTGCTTATCCAGGTCACCGCCTTTTATCCAAGACCCGGTTTTCCTGTCAATGGACAGGAGCCGGGTTCGGTCGTTTGGGAAGGTTAATATTATGTCGATATGGTCTTCGCCGGTTGAAAAGCAATCTTTGATAGAGCGGGGCAGCTTGGAAGCCTCAACACCATGCAGAAAGATATCCAGCCGCTTGAAGGTGCGTTTGACCAGTTGCCGTACCATCAGCCGGGTCTCTTCATTCAGGTCGTAGACGTCCAGTTTCAGCTTCTGCCACTCTTCGGCCAGGTCAGTGGCTTTGTGCCGGGAGTGATAGCGCAGCTCTTCTTCCAGGTCATGTATCCGCTGTTGCTGTTGTTCTTTTTCATCCCTCAGCTGTTCCACCAGGTTATTGATGACCGGCGACACGGTATGACCCTGGCTTAACAGGTCAAGGATGGACTGTTCACCGGCCTGCAGCTTCTGTTCGGTTTCCGCAAGGCTTCTGTGCTGGTCAACGATCTGGACGCGCAGGTCAATGGTCTGGTCGTTATCACCCAGGATACTGGTCAGTTCCATCTGGTCAGCGCAGTATTCCAGGAGGGCGCGTTCGATGGGAACGATAGATGTGGATTTACTGTTAACACACTTTTGACCGTTGTTTTTTGCATTGCATCGTATACGCCGAAGCCCATCAGAAAGGACTCCATCTTTGGCTCTAAAGCTGAAATTTTGAGAGCAAAGGACTTCACCACACAGACCGCAGTAGGCGATTTTCATACCTGTCACAATACTGGGTACTTTTTGCTGAGCCTTTGTAGATGCACGTTGTTTTATGATTTGCTGAAGTTCATTGAACTCCATATCTGACAAGATTGCAGGGTAGTAATTTTTGATTACAAAGGTTTCATTGTTAACTGAAAAGGAGCGTTCACCGAGGAGCGTTCTGTTTTTTATGAAAGTGGTTATATATTGAACATACCAGCGCTTGCCTTTGAATGGGGCATAGTGATTATTCAGATATCCAACAATCTTATTGTATCCCCAGCCGCTCATGTATAGCCGTATGATGCATTTGATTATCTCTACTCGTTCGGGTTGGAGGTCAAACCCTGATTTGTCTTCCTTGGGTTTGCACCAGTATGGATCAGCACCATTTCGGATGATTTTTCCATGTCCATGTTCTAGCCAATGCTTGATTTGTCCAACGATTGATGCCTTAACGCGCTTACTTTTGGTTTCTGACTCTTCATGGGCCCGGCTCATGATAGATAGGCTTTCAAACAGCTGATAATTGTTTTCATCCAATGTTGCTTGGGAATACTCACGACCATCTGAGGCCGTTATCACTGTAATTCCACTGTTGACGATGTTAAGCAAGAAGGGCATAGCCAGACGTACTTTACCACGGTTAAGCCTGTCTAGGTTCTCGACAATCAGAACAGAGCCGGGTGCAACCAGTCCGTCATCAATGGCTTTGCAGAATGTACCCAGTGCGCCTTTTTGTATGTGTCTCTGGTGGTAGGCTGATAACCCTTCATCCCTCATTGTCAGGGATTCATCAAGTATCAGGTTGTGTTCCTTTGCATACTCACTAGCATAGGTCATTTGTCGTTCAAGGCTGTGACCCTTGGCTTGTTCTGGAGTACTGAATCGGACGTAACTGTATACTTTCCTGCGCATTCTGCCTTACCTGCGGGCAAATTTTTAGAAAGTATATATTAAATGCTTGCCGGGCAGCC